AGCATTCAAACTTCACTAGGAGTCACTATGTACCGCATTTCATTCGATGTAAAAGCTGGCGTCTGGCGCATTCAAATTCTTTCCTATGGCTTCTTCTGGCTTAACGTCTGTGATGCCGGCAAGGTCAGGGGCTGGCCCAACGTCAAGGCGTGTGAGGAGTTTGTCACCAACACCGGTATCAGCGATGTCTATCGCAACTACCGGGACTCAGCTACCCACAGCATTTTCAATGGCACACATCAAAGGAGCTACTGATGAAAACACTTCTTGAGCAATGCAAGTCATGGGCTGAGCGCTTCCAGTACGGCCCACCACTGGCGCCGGTTGAGCTGGAAGAGATGGCAGCCCAGCTTGACCTGCTGACAGACTTGGTCGATGTGATGGAAGCCTACCACTGCGAGACTCCAAAGGAGCTTGAGGCGTACCTTGAAGAGCAAGGCTGCCTCTCGTACTCTCAGGGTGACTTTGATGAAATCTGTCAGGAGCGTGATGATCTTCAGCGTGACCTCAGTGCTGCCGAGGAGGAGATCGAAGACCTGAAGACCGAGCTGGCCAAATACTGTGAGGAGGTGGATGCATGAGACCCGTGATGCCCATCACCTATGAGTACCGGTCTGACGGCTGGTGGTTCAGCCCAGACCTTGGCCGATCATGGCACAAAGCACCATCTCCGATGTAGCCAGGGCAGTCCTGGCATTTGATGAAGAGCAGGGCCTGCTGGAAGCACAACAGCTGGCCCTGTGTGCTGAGCAGTACAAAATCCACCTGCGCCTTGAAGCAATCAAGGAAGCGCGGGAAACACTCTGGAGAAATTCCCATGGCAATAGAACGTATTCTCGACCTATCAACAGCGCATGTCACACCTGAAACGCTGATCCATAACAAGGTCCATCTCTACCTAGTGGCTGACTATGAGCTGGGCGCTATCTACTACGTCCCGCCCTTCGCTGACATTGATGATGACCTGCCTGAAGACCTGAAGCTGGTCATGAAGTACGCCTCGATCAATGACTGCTTGCTGATCCGTTTCGATGCCGATGCACCGTTCATCGAAGCCCTACCACGGTATGAATGGATGGAGACAATATCGCTATGATCATTCAGCTTGAAGGTGGGAAGTACACATTTGTTGCCCACGATGGCAAGGCTACAGCTTTGCGCTACAACGAGAAGTGGCGCGACTGTACTGGTGACAAGTTCATCTTTGCGATGGCAGATGAGATTGAATCACTACAGCAAAAGCTTGTTCAAGAGCGTGTCAACAGCCTGCTGCTGACAAAGCAACTGGAGAAACACCAGAAGGCAGAACCAGCAGCCACCGTTCGGTACTGCTCCGGTTGCCGAAGCTTCAGCATTGAGAACCACATGCCTGATGTGTTGGAAGCTGGCATGAAACTTTATTTACGAGAGGAACCACTATGAGCTCATCACGAAAGCGTGCTTATAAGCACAAGGCATACGCCGAGATCGACCACCTGAAGCAGAAGCTGATGATGGTCGAGCATCACTACAAGGTCATGGAGCTGATGGCCCGTAAGGCAGCAGGCATGGTCGATGGTCACAAGGCCTGCCTGGTAGAAGTCAAAGGCTTGCTTCACTCAGTCAGCCTCTGCGAGATCAACTCAATGAGCAGCCGCGAGGAGATGGGCCGGCTGACCCGTCTGGCGATCACCAAAATCGAGGAAACACTCAACTCTTAGGAGATTCAAATGAAAGATCGAATCGTTCCAACCTTTCTCGTTTCTGAGAACCTGGACTGCGTAGGCTACAAGCTGGGGCAGTTGTTCATCCGCTTCAAGTCAGGTATCGCCTACAGCTATGACGGCGTGCCTTTCGACTACTACGACGCTATTCAGAAAGTAGAGAGCGCCGGCAAGTTCTTCCATCGTTTCATTCGCGGCAAGTTTCATTATTCCAAATTGGACAGCGATCCATTCGCAGTTAAATAGAGCAAGATTAGAAGTAACCAAGGATAAACAAAGTGTTGTTCACCATCCATAAGAATACAGATAACTCCTGGAACATTGTTCCTAATTCAGGTCAACTAGCTGGGCTAACCGTAGGTGTAGCTGAGGGAATTGAGCTGTCGTCAGTAGTGACAAACACTGACAAAATAATTGGTACCATCAAGGCTATCTGGGGTCTTCAACTCAATGAAGATAACCAGCATAATCTTGACACTGAAACACTCAGGGCGCTGTCCCTTGGTAAAGCATTTAAGATGGATGCAGAACATGCCGTAAGCTGGGCACGGGATGGGTTGCATGACGTTAATTCTGGACAGATCATTAAGCGTTGCAAGAAGCTTGTAATTCTTGGATCACTTATCTTTAGGAGAGGCAATGCAGTTTTCTGAACACCCACACAAGCACTACTTGAACGGTGATTGGGGCCCAGGCTCTGCCTATGTTGGCGATGAAGAGCGCTGGAACTGGCGATGGTTACTGATTGGAGTGGAGGTTAATGATGCGTTCGATGCTGGCGTGTTGGCCTTTTTCAACGATCAACAACGGGAGCTGATGAGGCAGCCCCCTATGGATGTGATCGACATGATGTTGGGCTTCATGCCTGACTCAGTCACAGATGCAGTGCTCAAACGAGCAGCAGAGGCCCACGTAAGGCTCTTCCCGCCAAAGATTGCGGCGAGGGAGGGAAATGTAATTACTGGGAATTTTGGAAAGCGGAAGTGCTAAGGATAGTTGGCAGGGTTTATAATCCCTGCCAATTATTCAACACTGACTACTGTGGAGAAGCACATGGATTACCACCAATACCTGAACGACCCTCGCCGCGCTTTTGAGCGCCGGGTTGTGAATGGTTACGAATCAAACTGGCTGACGGCTGATGCCGAGGCTGCTGTGTCCGAGGAGGCATTCATCTCCGCATGTGAACTGGAGGGCCCTAATTCAGCAGGGTTCAGCGCACTGCTTGAGAAGAAGGAGCTGGAGCTGACCGAGGAGCTGTGCGATGCCGCTGCCTCGCTGACCTATTAACGATCATTGCCGCGCTACAACGAACTTTGGTTCGGTTTAGTTTGTCTTCGGAAAACCTTCTAAACATCGTAGCGCGGCACCCCATTGAGGAATGTATGCGAAAGAACTCGCAAGAGAAACGGGCCACAGCTGAGCGCAAAGTCAGGGAGTGGGCCAACAAGTCTGAGGCTAATTACCAACGCTACCGCTGGTGGCGCGACCACTGCTCCATGACCTACTGCGACATCATGGACTACGTGGCCGGCATGGGTTACAAGTGAGCTGGATGCCATCGCTGAGGTTTCGGTGGGCCAAGCGGTTAGTACCTGTCGTGCTTGACTGCGACATACTCGGCACCCCCATCCTGACTATCCAAAAAGAAACCAAGATACTCCAGCAATGGTGGGGCCGGCTGTACAGCGATGGCTCTATTGTGCCGCACCTTGGTGAGTGGAAAGACATACCAATTGAGGAGGAATGATGACCTACTATGAAATCCTTGGCGTGGCCAAGGACGCAACAGCAAAACAGATCAAGGCTGCATACCGCAAGATGGCTCAAACTCACCACCCAGACAAGGGTGGTGATTCATTGCGGTTCGTGGAAATTCAACAAGCCTACGACACCCTGTCTGATGCTGAGAAGCGGGAGCATTACGATCGGTACGGCACGATCAAGCCGAATGACTCCCTGATGGACAAGGCTAAGCAGCACGTTGGCGCCATCTTCACTAGCGTCATGTCACAACCCTTCGACCAATACACCAACGTGGTCGAGGTCATGACCGTCAATACAAAGAATGAAATCTCACGGGCTAAGCAGCACAGCCTTCAGTTGCAGGCTGAGCGGAAGAAGAACCTGATGGTGCATAAGCGGCTGAAGAGGACAGGTCAGGAAGACCTCCTGCTCCAGATTTTACGTGGCCGTCGCCATGAAATCTGGCGCAACTACAGCAACCTGAAGGAGGTTATCAAGACGCTCAACGTAGCCCTTGGCATGATCTCTGGCTACAGCTACACCTCTGACTCACGCCCAGCCAGGCAGTATGCACCTTGGGCAACGTCAACTTCGACAATGGGGTGACCTATGATTCCCAAATACGTCTATGAAGTACTTCCCTTCCTCTACATCCTGGCCGGCACTGCGTCGGTCATGGGTTTGGATATCTCAACCGGCAAGATATCAGGCTTGCTCCTGATGTCTGCGGGTGTCGTCGTCTATTGGTTGCGCCTCAGTTACCGGCGAGAGCTGCGTAAGCGCTACTGGGCAGGCTACTGAAATGACACCATACGAGTTCGTAAAAGAGCGGTTCCAGCTGCCATCTGAGCTCTACCCATTCCAGCAATCAGCTATGAATGAATTGGCCTTGCTTGACCGGGCCGGCTATTACCTCGACGTGGGTACAGGCAAGACCTACACAAGCATCACGTCTTGTCTGTACAAGTTGGCCATGGGCGAGGTCAAGCACGTCATCTGCCTCATGCCACCGGTACTGATCACCAACTGGTCACGTAACCTGGCCAAGTATGTAGGCATCACCCACACAGCCTACCGAGGCTCACCGGCAGCCAGAGCGAAGCTGGACCTGGACACGCACTTCATCCTGATGAGCTACCAGATTTTCAAGAAGGACTGGGACAAGCTGCATGAGCACTTCATCAACGAACCGGTGGTGGTGCTCTGCGACGAGGCCACGGCCATCAAGAATATCGGGTCAGACACTCACAAGAAGGTGCGTGACTTCTCAGTAGGCAACAGCCTGATGCTGCTCACCGGCACGCCGCTGAGCTCACCCATGGATGCCTATGCCTACGTTAAGCTGATCAGCCCCGGCGTCTATCGCAACCAGCTCCAGTTTGAGCGGGTGCATGTCGCCAAGTACGACTTCTTCGGCAAGCCCAAGGAATGGACAAACATTGAACTGCTCAGGGAAAACCTGGCGCTGAACAGTGTCCGGGTACTGAAAGAGGACGTGCTCAAGGACTTGCCGCCCATCACCTACACCGAGCTGTTCTATGACATGGAACCGAAGCACGTCAAACTGTATCAGGAGCTGGCCAACAACCAGCTCAAGGTGCTGGAGGACGGGTCGAAGATTGACCTGACGCAAGTCTCGGCACTCTTCAATGCCTTGCAGCAGGTGCCGGCCAATGCCGAGCACTTCAGCGGGGGCACAGTCGATTCCACAATCTTCGAGCTGATCGATGAGGTCATGGAGGAGATCGGCGCGGAAGGCAAGCTGGTCATCTTCTCGAAGTATGTGATGACCAATCGCCGGCTGCTGGAGAAATGCGCCCAGTATGGGGTGCGTGCCTTGTTCAGTGACATCAGCGCGAAGAAGCAGCAGGAGGCAATCGATGCATTTATCGAAGACCCGGCCTGCCGCATGATCGTGCTGCAGCACCAGTCAGGAGGCTTTGGTATTGATGGCTTGCAGACTGTCTGCAGGGACGTCCTGTTCATCGAACTACCCCATACAGCCGCAGCATTCACTCAGGCTGTGGCCCGTGTTCATCGGGGTGGCCAGAAGGAGAACGTGAATTGTCGCGTAGCCATTGCAGAGAAGACCCTGCAGAGCTACATCTGGGAGACAGTTCAGGACAAAGACTCGCTGACCAACCTCTGTATTCGGGGGCCGGCAGACCTTCGGGACATCGTTTTTGGGGCTTCTAGCCGAAAGTAGAATTACTGACATTTATTTACCAGTGTTCAGTATCGTCAAATAATGACGAAATGTGTTGAACCAAAGTTGGTACTGGAGTAATCTGGCCGGTACCACTTTGGTTTATTTTTGTTGGAGCAGTGTTTATGGGTAGGCACAGAATTGCTGTAGGTCAATCGTTTGGAAAGTGGGTGGTAAAGGCTAAGGAGCCGAGTAGTCCTTCAGGCTCACAGTGGTTATGCGAATGTGAATGCGGCACATCAAAAGTAGTCAGCGGGTGCAACCTAACTAGGGGCACATCTAAGTCTTGTGGTTGTTTAAGGGCAGAGTTGCTGACGATACATGGTGGTTCAAAACACGAGCTATACCCAATTTGGATAGGTATAAACGCTCGTTGTTATGACCCTACCCACATTCATTACAGTAGGTACGGTGGCCGAGGAATATCAGTTGACCCTAGCTGGTCAACATCATTTTCAGACTTTAAGGCAGATGTCCTTGCTGAGATAGGTCCAAGGATAAGTGGCACGACTTTAGACAGAGTGGATAATGAGCTTGGGTATGTTCCTGGCAACATAAGGTGGTCCACTGGTTTTGAACAGGCTACAAACAAGGTGGGTACAACAATGGTTGTATTTAATGGTGTTAATCAGTCTTTAGCTAGACTATGTAAATCGCTAGGTACCCCTACTAATCTGGTACGTGGCCGTCTTAAGCAGGGTTGGGCAATAGAGAAGGCACTTACTACACCAAGTAATAGGGCAGGTAAAACCCATGAGTAATGACTTTTACTTTTACCATCAACAGGAGGCCAAATCCCCATGGACTTTAGCCCTCTCATCCCAACGTGCTCAGATCAACCGGGACTTGAAACCTGAGCTGAATACAGTCCTCGACGTGAATACCTCAATGGATGAGGCCATGTCACTAGAGGACAAGTCCAAGGTTAAATACCGGGGCGATATGTACTTCGACTTCGACTGTGAAGACACAGAAGAGGTCATCTCGTACTTCAAAGAATTCTTGAGCATCCTTCAATCGAAGGGCGTTAATCTTCGTTCACTCCGCATCTATGCGTCAGGTGGCAAGGGCTTCCACATTGAAATGCCGGCCATCATCCTGATGGCTAAGGTGCCGCTTCATGGTATCGCCGCCCTGCCACTGATCTACCGTGAGGTAGCCTACTCACTGTTCGTCAATACCCTGGACCTCCGCGTCTATTCACAGGGTAAAGGCCGGCAGTGGCGCCAGCCAAACATCAAGCGTGCCAACGGCAACTACAAGGTGCAGATCACCTTGGATGAGGCCTTTGAGATGACGGTTGAGGGCTATGCTGACGTGATCAGCCGCCCTCGCCCAGTCTTCCCGGTTGAGGATGCGGTGTTCAACTCTGAAATCGCCCTGCTCTATGCCAAGGCACGGGACAAGGTCGATAAAGGCTTGGCGACACGCCGCAAGAAGAAGCCGGGTACCAATGACCTGAAGCGCTTCAATGGCCAGTGGCCTGAGACCCTGAAGACTATCCTCAACGGTGTCGGCCTGAAGCCAGACGTGGGCTGGAACTACATCGTCGTGCAGCTGGCAACGGCTGCCGTCGATCTGGGCAAGACTGAAGACCAGCTGATCGAAGACGCCAAGGGCATCCTCGAGACGTACCAAGGTGACTCAAGCCGCTACGGTTCCGCCAAGAAGCGGGAGCGTGAGCTGCGGGACAAACACCGGTACTTCGCTGAGAACCCCTGCTACGACTACAGCATCGGCGGCATCCTATCGATGGTTGATAAGGAAACGCAGGCGGCGACTGATCTGACACTGGGCGAGTTCGTTGCTGATGTAGTGGTCGAAGGTGAGGAGGTTGATGAAGAAGACGAGGGCGACGAGCCGACAACACAGGTTCGGGTCAATCGTAATGGCCTCTGGTCTCGGGGTGAGCAAGGCTGGAAGCGCATCAGCGACTTCGGCTTTGCCAACGCTACCTTGCTGAGGCTGCCACAGCCAGCAAACAAGATCATTGGCTACGACATTGACGGGTACATCAAGGGTGTGGGCAAGGGTCGAATTACCGTGGCCATGTCTGACCTTGTTACCAAATCAACCCTCCATAATCTGCTGCTCCGCGCAGCAAATGCATCGTTCAAAGGAACAGACATGGATGCCGCACACATCGTAGATTACCTACGAGAGAAAGTTGAACACAAATCCAGGGTCACTTACGTGACCCAGGTCGAGGGCATCGATACTATCCTGCCCCCGGATGCAAAGAACCCTGAAGAAGTGGATATCATCTGGAGCTCACCTACTGGTGTGATCACCACCGGTACCACGCAATACACCTTCAAGTCTGGCGTGACCGGTGAAGCTACCTACAACTCTGACCTGTGGGGTGCTCAAGCATTAGGGCTTGAGGATGCACAGATGATCGAAGACCTGATGACGGTCAATACGCCGCAGAACCTTGCCAGAATCCTTGGCTGGTACTCAGCGACGTTCCTCTGCCCCCTCATGCGTCTCTTCTATCGCCAGTTCCCGCTCCTCCAGATTTACGGCGGCGCCTCTGCCGGTAAGTCGAAGACAGTAGCCCTGATGGCTCACATCCACTACCACCTGCACACCCCTCGCATCACGGCAGCAGCTCAATTCACACCGTTTGCCTTGGTCGCGGCGGCAGCAGCCTCCAACTCGATACCGATGTATCTGGAAGAGTGCCGGCCACGTTACCTTACCCACGGCAAGTGGGAAGGCGTACTGAACGTCCTCAAATCCAGCTATGACGGGCAAGCGATTGCTCGTGGTGGGCTCAGCGCCAACAAGGGTGAAGGCCCGGTGGTCACCCAGACCCGTTGCACGGCGCCTATCGTCTATGTGGCCGAGGAGAAGAACAGCGAGACTGCGGTGCAGGAGCGCTCAATCAGCGTCTGCCTGTCAGCGATGGATCGCTATGGCCGGGACAAGCAGTATGACCGCTTGCTGGCTGACGTGAGCCACCTTGGCCGGCTGGGCAAGTCCTTAGCATTGAACACTCTGTCTCTCGACATTCCAAAGTTCCGCAGCGAGATGAACGGCTTCATTGCTGACATCAAGGGCAGCATGACTGATGAGGAGCGTGCCGGTAAGGATCGCCCGATCTTCAACCTTGCAGCTGTCCTGATGGGCTTGCGCTTCATGAAGGCTACTGTTGGCCAGGTCTTTGGTACGAAGTTTGACCACCACTTTGACCTGATGTCAGACGCTGTACGAGACAACGTGATTGAGTTCGTGCCACACAATATGTCGGAATCCTCACGGGTTCTCGACACGATGGCTCAGCTCACCAAGGTTCTCGATGTTCAGTTCAAGATGGAATATGGCCGGGAATACACAGTGGCAAACGATGGCACCACAGTGGATATCAAGCTCAAACCAGCCTACGCCAAGTACATGAAATACCAGCGGAGCCTTGGCTCTGTGCCGTTGTATGACTCGGATCAAGCCTTTATCGCAGCAATGGTGCGCTACGGTGGGGTGACATCCAAAGCATGCGTTGATAACGATCGGTTGTTCGGTGGCCCCACTGAGCCAGTCTATCGCTTCAGCGTTTCGTTCATGGAGAAGGAGCAGGTCGAAAGCTTCAAACCATGACAAATTATTTGCAGTTGTCAGTATAGAAACTGCTTGACCTAATCAGACAGGGTGTCTAATATGCACCTTGTCGGATCGCAGTACCAAACCAGTTCAATCTCAATCTCAAGGATAAATATCATGGCCCTCAAAAACCAACCAGAAATGACCCAAGCCGCCGCTACCGCTGGCTTTGAAACCGAAGCTGAAACCGCTGGTGTCGCAACCAAGGTTGAAGCCCCGGAAGCCGCTGTTGCCGCCGCAGGTGTCGCCGCTTCTACCGCCATCGCCAAGGCTTCTGCCGGCGCTGTCTCTACTCAGGTTCGCTCCAAGCTCGTGATCGCTTTCAGTGGTCACAAGGATGTGTTCGATACCGCCACCGTCTCCGCTCTCTCCATGGCTACACCCCGTATTACCGGTGAGCAAGGTTCTCTGAAGAAGAACCGTACTGTGAAGCTGGGCACCTCAATGCGTCTGGAAGTCATCAGCTGGAATCACCGCTGGGCTCTGGGTTGCGGCGAACAGACGATGAACGACGAGATGAAGCAGCTGTTCCGCGTCTCCTACGACAACAAGACTGTCGATGGCGAAGGCTGCAGCATTGAGGACTACATCAATAGCCTCAAGGCTCAGGGTTACGAGAAGGCCAAGGTCAGCCCGTACTGTGACCTGTTCGGCTACATCACCTGGACCAAGGACGGTGGCGACATCGCTCCTGATGACCGCGAGTTGGCCCTTGTTCAGCTCTCCTCAACCTCACTGGGTAACTTCACAGCCTTCTGCGTTTCACGCGGCTTGCTTGAATCCCGTGGCACTGTCCAGCCGAGTGAGATGATCGAGATCACTGCCGAGGACAACACCAAGGGCTCCATGTCTTACACCAACATGAGCTTCAAGGCAGTCAAGTAATAGACAATCCGGCCACACCAGCCCACAAGGTTGGCTGTGGTCGGAGTGTTTAGAGGGTGGCTCTGGTGCTGTAACGGCGTATCAGTCTGGCTAAGCAGACAAGGTGGCTTGCTAGTTCGGAATTCCCCACCTGATACAAGGGCCCGAGGCCCTGCCAGACCCACGCTCTAAACATAAGACCAACATACAAGGAGTTCAAATGAGAAGTTACTTCGTTGCTGACGTAGAAACCACTGGCGTCCGCCCCACCGACAAGATCGTTGAGCTCTGCTTCATCGAGATCAATGACAGCTTTGAGCTGCTGAGCCAGGGCGAAAGCCTGATCGATCCTGAAATCCCGATCCCGTCTGGCGCCTCAGCCGTGCATGGCATTACCAATCGTCGCGTTGAAGATGAGCCGACCATTGAGCAGTACATGGATATGAAGAGCAACCCGCTCATGACCACCCACCCGGCAGTCCTGATCGCCCACAATGCTGCGTTCGACTTCCGTTATCTCGGACCTTGGATGCAGGATGGCTCTGACACCCTGTGCACGCTGCGTCTGGCCAAGAAGATTTATCCCGGCCTCGACAGCTACAAGCTGCAGGCTTTGAAATACAGCCTTGACCTGCCTGATGTTGAGGGCGATGCCCACCGGGCCGGCGCTGACGTTGAGATGCTGCTGAACCTTGTATCGCACATGGCCATCTCCACTGGCCTGGACCTGCAGGGGTTGCTTGAGCTGAGCAAGGCACCGCTGACCATCGAGAAGATGGCCTTCGGCAAGCACAAGGACAAGCCCCTGAAGGATGTACCGCTTGATTACATTCAGTGGTACATGAAGCAGGACCAGACCGACGCCGACCTCGTTGCTTCATTCAAGAAGCTTCACCCAAGTCTTTAATCAAATCCTGACAATTTTGAGGGAAGTTGTCAGTATTCAATCCTCCCTCGTATAAGACCAAAAGGAAATAAAAATGGCACAAGTTATCAAATTCGCCTCTGACATCGACGGCAAAGAGTTCAACACCCAGTCCGAGCAGCTGGCTTACGACGCATCCATCCAGAACAAGGCGGTCATCGATGCCTTCCTTGACAAGCACTACCCGGCTGGTGGTGGCAAGAAGCAAGGCCCGTCCCGTGCCATCGTTGGCAAGGGCATCGCGCTCTGGCTGTCCAGTCAGGTAGCTGCCGAGTAATACGGCGCTAAGCTGAAAGAGAAAGCCTCGCTGATGCGGGGCTTTCTTTCGTACCTACAATAAAAAGAGAAGAATAATGGCCTCACTGGAAACGGTTAACATCCTGATGAACAGGGTGCACAGGGCATTAACGTCAGCCAAAAAGAAGACTGGTGCCTGCAAGTACGCATCTGCAACCCTGCAGATTCCTGGCCTTGCTACCACAAAGGTAGTGGAAGGGTTTGACATCCTGGACATCATCGTTCCTGATGCATTCACAGCTGAGGAAGACAAGGCCCAGGCCCTGACTGACTCACTAGCCTACATCTGCTACGACACGATTGACTCACCCACAAAGCAGGTTCTGGTCGATCTCTATGGCCGGCTGGTGGTTGAGTTCATGCTACTGAGCACGACGACTGAGCAGCGGCTTGCACGCTTGCTGTGGTCACTGGGCAAGGGCTTTGAGAAAGAGGTTGGTGAAAACACCCTCGTGATCAAGTCACCGCTTGGTGAGTATGGTGTGCGGGATGGACTCCTTGTCGGCGGCGCCTACGCCGGCTACGCCCAAGCAATTGATACCAGCCTTGTGCTGGAGAAGGAAAGGGTACTGATGACACGGTCAAAGTACCTAGTTGAAGCACGCACCATCCTTGAAGGTCGCCAAGACCCTCAAGCCTACTGGTTGTTCTGTGCCTTGTATGCAAGGTCTGAGTGGGATCACCGGGTGATTATCAAATCACTCATGATGCTCAGGCCAAACATGAGCCATATAAACCGGCAGGCTATCCTCGACAAAATCATGACATCACCTGACCCCTACGCCACGCTTTACCGGACGATGGTGCCAGCCTGCATGCTCTACACAGACTTTGTCATCCTGTTCGGTAACCCATACAACCGAGGAAACACAAGACCCAGCTCACGCTTGAAACTGTGTAACAAAGTGCAAGACCTCCCATTCTTTTACTGAGAAGAACAATATGAAAAAACTGATCGGCATAGCCGGCAAAGCAAGAAGTGGTAAAGACACCGTTGCCAAGTACCTCTGGGAGCGTCATGCCTTCACCCGTATCGCCTTCGCAGACCCACTGAAGCTGGCAGCTCAGCAGATGTTCGGCCTGACGGATGAGGCAGCCTTTGGAGATGAGTTCAAGGAGACTGTGATGCCCTACTGGGACAAGTCACCTCGCCAAATCTTCCAGCTGCTGGGCACCGAGTGCGTCAAGCCATTCTTTGGTGACGACATCTGGATCAAACGACTCAAGCTGACCTACAGCGTGATGTCTGAGACCGATGATGTGATCATCCCTGATGTCCGCTTCAACCCTGAAGCTGAGTGGATTCGCAGTATCGGTGGCCGCATCATCCACCTGCACCGAGGCGCCGCGCCAGTGGTCAATCACCACGTCTCCGAGGCTGGCATTCAGCTGGTCGAGGGTGACATCTGGCTCGACAACAATGGCACGCTTGATGACCTTGCCTCAATGATTGACACCATCGTAGAGGCCCTATGAAGTGCAGCGACCCAATTGATCAAGCCAGTCAAACGACTGAACTGCACAATCGGGTAGCCCTTGAGGCTCACCGCCTCAAGGCTGCACCTCAGCAGGTTCCTTTGCCCGATGGTTCCTGGCCCACCACAGACTGTGCAGATTGTGGTGGCCCTATCGAATCAGTACGGCTGGCAGCTGGCCGTATTCGCTGTGTAGGGTGCCAGACAGCGCTGGAGAAAGAAGAGTCTGGATATGCAAAACGCTAAGTTCAATGAGATCAGAGCGAAGTCTGTGCAAGACCTGCAGGAAGCACTCAGGGATGTCGAGTTTGTGGATGTGCCAGCTTGGCTCATCACGATCTTGATCATCCCTGTCTATCTGTGGGAACTCCTCAAGATGACGCTGAGGTTTGCTGCTGGAACAGTAGTAGGTATGGTCGTTGGCATAGCCGCTACACTGTTTATGCCCTTCATGGCGCTCTACCATCTTCTGGATGCGCTACTGGTGATGACCTGGTTCTTCAAGCACATACTGTGGAAGATGACTGAAAGGAAATGATATGAGACTGATAATCGACCTGTCCTCGATTGGCAAGACTGGCCTGTACGAAGGCAAGGATCAGGAGTTCGGCGTTGAAGTCGAGCATGAAGGAAAGCCAGTCTGGGTCAATGGCTGGCAGCACGGGTTTGAGCGCTTCACTGGCTACGTTATCGAGGTCATGAAGCGTTTCAATATTCAACCCCACAACGTGGTCATGGTCACAGACGGGAAGAATAGCAAGGAGCGCCGCAAGGCTATCTACCCTCCTTACAACTCAAAGCGTACCAGCCGCCCACCTGAGACGCGGGTTCAGTTTGAATTGATGCAGGCCGAGATCACAACCCAGTTCCGCGCCATTGGTTGTCACTTCGTGACCCAGGACGGGGTCGAGGCTGATGACGTGATAGGTTATCTTTGTCAGGAACTAACCAGCGATTGTGCTATCCTATCAAATGACGGCGATATGGCCGCACTACTCAGCGACAGGGTATCGCTCATTGTGAAGGGAACCCTGGTCACTGACAATCCACTAGGACCATTCAGTCCCAAGTACATCACCCTCTACAAAGCGCTGGTCGGTGATACCGCTGACACGATCAAGGGTGCCTTCAACTTCGGTAAGAAGTCGTTCCTGGACTTCCTAGTCTGGCAGGATGAACAAGGCCTTGCAGCCCTTGAAGGCATGGTCAAACGCAGAACCTTGCATGAGCTGGTCGAGGACGTGCCTGACTTCAAGCCCTTGCAGCGTATTGTGGATGATGCTGCTGAAGTCTATAAGTGCTACGAAGTCGCCAAGATTCACCCTGACTGGTGCAACAAGGTTCGTCAGCCTCTGCAGTGGCAGGCCGGCATGGTGCGAGGCCGCGACGTTGTGCTCGATGAGCGCCTTCGCCCCTTCTGCCAGAGCGTGCGCCTGATTACGGCAGCCAACTACGAACAGGCCATGAAGTTCCTGGCCGAGAAGCTGCGGGACTCACCCATCGTGGCGCTGGACATTGAGACAGCTACGCCAGAATTGTCTGACCAGTGGTTGGCCGAGCGCGGCACGCCTGACAAGGTAGATGTCTTCGGCTCACTGCTGACTGGCCAGGGCCTGACCTTCGGCAACAACAGCCAATTCACCTTCTACTTCTGTGTGAATCATGCCGAGACCCAGAACGTGACCTCTGATCAGGTCCGCGCTGCAGTCGAGCTGATTCCGCAGACCTGCCCTATCGTTGTGCAGAATGCCAGCTTCGAGCTGCCCATCCTGTACGAGGCATGGGGCGAGGACATGAAGGACAACGGCTGGCATGGCTTCCTGCCCAACGTGATCGACACCAAGCAGATGGCTTCTTATGTGGATGAGAACCAGAGCCTGGGCCTGAAGAAGCTCTCAGCTCACTACCTTGACTACAAGCAGACCGAGTACCTTGAGGTGACGACTAGCGAAGGCGAAGTCGGTACCCTGCGTGCCGGTGGCCAGCAGACCAAGGCGTGGGAGATTCCGCTGACCCGTGAGGTAACCAAGGAGGTTGTCGATAAAGAGACCGGTGAGATCACGCTGGTCACGACCAAAGAGAATGTGGTCGATGCCGAGGGTAATGTCGTTATTGCCAAGCACATGGAGCAGCGCAGCTACAAGATGAACGAGCTGAGCGGTGAGCATGTGCTGTCGTATGGCGCCGATGACACGATCTGTACCGCAGCCCTCTTCCACTTCTTCAAGATGATCATGGAGATGGAGAAGACTTGGGATGTGTTCATGGAAGTCGAGCAGCTGCCGGCCTACCTGACCGCCTTGGCGTTTCACCAAGGGACGAAGTTCGATCTGGGTGCCATGCAAAAGATGGCTGCCGAGGATCAGGCGACGTGGGAAGAGCACGCTGCAGTCCTGCGTGAGTTCCTGTTCAAGATCGAATGGCCGGGTACCAAATGCCCTGTCTATACCTTGCCACTGGCACCCAAGGATGTGAAGGAGATCGTTGAGATCGTTCTGGGTCACAAGCTGGACACTCAGGTTAGAACGATCAGCAAGCTGGCCAAGCTGGTAGAGTTGGTTGAACACGACGAGGCTGCTTCGCTGGCTGACATGATCGCTAAGGATCAGGTTGATCAGATCAACAAGTGGGTGGCAATGCGCTTTACAGGTGAAGCCAACCTCGATACTGACAGCCCGACGCAGATGAAGAAGTTCCTCTACGACACCTGCGGCTTCCCTGTCCGTATCGTCGGCAGCTGCACCCCGCTTGAACGCAAGAACAAGCCAGAGCTTGCCGGTGCTGTCTCTCGCTACAAGCGTATCTGGGCCGGCTCAACGACAGAGATGCCGTTGATGGAGTCGGAGAAGGAGTTGATCAAGGCCAAGGCCAAGACCAACGAGATCGCCATCGCCTTTGCGCTGGAGATGGATCAGGACAACGAGAACATCTACGTCCTGGACCACATCCAGAAGATGAAGAAGTGCGAGACCCGCCGCAAGCTCTACTACGAGACCTACAGCAACATCAGGCACTGGAAAGACCGGAAGATTCATGCTCAGGTCAATCAGAACGGCACGATCACCCGCCGTTACTCTTCGTCTGACCCCAACCTGCAGCAGCTACCAAAGAAGGGTGAGGGCGTTAAGTTCCGCAAGTGCTTCCTGCCACATCACAAGGATGCAGTGGTCTGCTCGGTTGACTTCGCCGGCCAGGAATTGCGTCAGGGTGCTGGGATGTCAGGCGATGTCAATATGTTGGCCTGTTTCGTGGGGGATAACCTCAAGGACATGCACAGCATGACGGCTGCCGGCGCGATGGAGAAGAAGTGGGGCAAGTCGAAGCTGACCGCGCTGATCGAGAACTTCGGCCAGACCGGCGACAGCGCCGATATGTATGACCTGTACCTGCGGTTGCGGAAGATGAAGGATCAACCTGAAATTGCCAAGATGGCGGATGACTTGCGGAAGAATGCAAAGAACGTCAACTTCGGTGCTCAGTACGATGCGATGGCGCCTAAGCTGGCCGAGACGCTGATCATCCCGGTGGCTGATGCACAGGCTTTCCTTGATGCAAAGTTTGCAATGTTCCCGCGCTTTGAAGAGTGGAAAGAGGAAGTAAAGAATCAGGCATCAGAACTTGGTTATGTCACAACCTGCATGGGTGCTCGTCGCCACCTGCGGGAAAGCCTCATCTCTCAAGAGTGGGGTGTGGCTGACAAGGCACTGCGTCAGGGTCCGAACTTCAAGATTCAAGGTTCATCAGCTGAACAAACGAAACTGGCCATGGCCAGGCTCTGGAAGTCAGGCATCTTGCACCGTCTGGACATGGTCTTCTTCGCCCCGATTCACGACGAACTTTGCTGGTCAGTCCATAAGGATCACGCCGCCGAGTCCTGCCGTATCGTGAATGAGTGCATGACCGTACCTTACGGCAACCTGCCGGTACCGTTCCTTGGGTCTATCTCCCTTGGGAAAACCTTCGGTGACCAGATCGAATGCGGTGACGTATTTGACGAGGCTGCCATCAACGAAGCACTTGCTTCAATCTTCGAGGTTAAAAATGAAACGTCACTCGCCTGAGTGGTGGGCTTCACTCCCTCCCGAGAAAACCGGGAAGGAGACCGAGAAGCTTGTCGAAGCGCTGTTCATCAAGTGGAATGACCGGAGCCAGTTCTCATGGCACCGGTTACCAGATGCCAAGTCTGCGCGGGGCTTTCTGGCCGCGCAGCCAGCGGACTATGTCTGGTGGAACCTGCCGCATGGTGGCTACCTTGAAGTTAAGGCCTGTCACCATGCCTACCGCCTGCCAAAGGACAAGGTCAGGCAACTGCCCTTGCTCCAGAAGCATGCGCTGGCCGGCGCCCGTTCTTTGATCCTCGTCAATCACTACCTGCTGGGTGGTTGGCGTGTGGTGTATTCATCACAGCTGGAAATTGGGTTGCCATCATGGGACTTATCTGAAATTCAATTGTTCGACAGCGCCGAGGCGGCGCTGAAATCTACAGGACTATTCGCATGAAAAAGAATCTAACACCAGAGCAGGCCCGTGATCTCGAGATCAAGGTCAAGAAGCTATATTCCGACTTTGGAGACATTGCCGTCAAGTACGTCCCTTACTCAAACGTGAAGTCGCGGTTTGGTAAGTTGATTGACAAAATGAACGCGAACATGCGAGAGCTTGGGGTTATTGCTTGGAATGTAGCAGGCGATGTTGAAGCTGGCCGCAATCCTCCTGACATGAAATAAGGATTGAAGATGTCAAACCAAGAAGAACAAAACCCAATCAAATTCGACGGGCTTGATGACTGCCTGATCGGTGTCGCTGATGTATGGGGCACTGACGGTGACCGCCCTACTCGCTTGATCTACAGCGGAGACATGATCATTCAGCTCCTCATGGAACGTGATGACATGGGTGTCGAAGAAGCCCTTGAGTTCATTCAATTCAATATTGAGGGTGCCTACGTGGGGCCACAGACCCCAATCATTCTGTGGGAAGTGCCTGATGAATTCCTTACTGGAGAAGAAGAATAATGGCTAAAGGATTTGCACCGATGCTGGCCGCAACCATCGACCCAAAGAAAGATGCGGACGTTTTTTCAAAGCTGAAATTCCCCCTGCTCGGCAGCCCAAAGCTGGACGGCATCCGGGCCGTAGGCCGGGACGAGCGCCTGAAGTCCCGCAAGCTGCTTGACTTGCCGAGTGCTCAGGCCCAGGCCCTGTTCGGCCACTTGATTCACTTTGATGGCGAGATTATCGCCGGCTCCTCAACAGCGCCTGATGTCTATAACGTGACACAGTCTTATGTCATGTCGAAGGACAAGCAACACCCGGAACTCACCTATTACGTCTTCGACTGGGCTGACCCAGAGGCGGCATACCACCCGTTCAATCACCGCATGCTACTACTAGCCAAGGCTGTGGCCGACCTCAATCGCGTTGATGTGAAGCTGGTCCCGCAGGTGATGATCCACAACCTTGAGGAGCTGATCGCTTTCGAGGAGGAGATGCTGGCGCTGGGCTACGAGGGCATCATGCTGCGTGACCCGACAGGCATGTATAAGCATGGCCGATCAACCTTCAGGGAGCAGACGCTGATGAAGCTGAAGCGCTTTGAAGATTTTGAGGCACAGGTCGTCGGGCTGGTCGAGCAGATGACCAACACCAACGTCGCTGAGAAGGACGAGCTGGGCCACAGCAAGCGCTCAAGTGCCAAGGCTGGCATGGTTGGCGCCGGCACACTCGGTAAGTTCCTCGTCCATTACGACACTGATGAGGGCCAGGACTTGCTGGAGATTCCCTGTGGCGTCCTGACTCACAAGCAGCGCAAGGCAATCTGGGAAGATGATGGACTGGCCATTGGCCAGTACATCAAGGTTCGACACTTCCCGATCGGTGCAAAGAACAAGCCACGCTTGCCTCGCTGCGTTGGCTTCCGTGATCGAATGGACTTCTAAACCTTGACATAAGCTGCTACACTGTGCAGTATGCAGTGTGGCAGCAAGGAGACTCAAATGAGCAGATTTTATGGACCGGGCGCACCAAAGATTAACGCCGGCTACCAGCCCCGCGAGGGGAGCGCGACGAAGCGTCCGGTTAAGCGTCCTGATAGCGTCCTGATAGTGCCCTCCCCAACACCAGACATATTCATCCGCTTTGTACTGAAGAGCGGTGCAGCACTTGAGCTCAAGGAGTCATCACTCGATGAAGTGGTAGGCACTTGGGCAGACCGCATATGCAAGACGGTATGCGGTATCAAGGCAGACGGAACGAAGACAGTAATCCCCGTGGATTCTGTCGATTACATGGAGGCAGTCCAATGATTACCATCATCAATGATATTCACCTTGGCACACAGCGGCAGGCCGGCACCACCCCGGCATCGCAGATTGCGCTCAAGTCCTACATTCAGGACGAGTTCCGTATTCTGGTCGAGCGCCAGGCCCAGAACCACCTCATCATCAACGGCGACCTCTTCGACGGCTTCTCGGTTGATCCCGGCGAAGTCATCAAGGCTTATGACGTGCTCAGCGCCCACCTCAGTTTTGGAGGTCGGCTCACCCTGATCGCCGGCAACCACGACGAGTCAGCCAAGGGCGACAAGACAAGCAGCTTCCACCTACTGGCTCACATCCTGTCCCAGTATGGGACTGAGGTACAGGTAGTGGATCACAGCGTTGGCTTCACCAACGTGGCCAACAAGGTCTTTGCCATCCCCCACATGATGAACCAGGACTTGTTCGACATGGAGATCGAAAAGGCGCTGGCCAGCTTCGGCGCCGGCCAGTTCCTGCTCCTGCACTGCAACGTGATGTCGCCCTTTGCCGAGAAGGCCGACCACTCACTGAACCTGTCCGAGGGGCAGCTTGAGGCACTGGTCGATGCCGGCTGGAAGCTGATCGTTGCTCATGAGCACCAGATGAAGTCTTACCGGGGCGGCGAGTGTCAGATCGTTGGCAACCAGATTCCGACCTCAGTCTCTGACTGCCTGAACAACAAGAACAACCAGAAATTCTATGCTCAGATTGACCTTAAGAAGTTTGAGCTGGTGCAGTGGTTGGACGTGGATCAGGTCTATGCCGAGGTCGATTGGCAGGACATCTCTTCTGCCTATCTGGACAATTCAAAGTTCATCCGGGTGACCGGTGACTGCACCGCTGAGCAGGCTGCCGACATGGTAAGCCGAGTCTCCAAGCTGCGTCAGGGTTCCCCCGCTTTCGTTGTCTCCAACGCAGTCAAGATCGAAGGCGTGGCCCAGATGGAAGGCCTTGCTGATCTGACCACAGAGAACATCTCGAAGTTTGACGTACTCGGTGCGCTGCTTGAAGAGCTGACTGAGAAAGAAGCTGAAGTCGTGAAGGAGCTTTTGAAATGATCAAGTCAATTAACCTGACCTGCTTCCGTCGCCACGAGAAGCTGGAAATCAACCTGACGGAAGGCTTGCAGGTCTTCCGAGGTTCCAATGAAGCAGGCAAGACCACTGTGCTGGAAGGCATGGCCTACGCCTTGTTTGGTAGCAAGGCACTCCGCAATACGCTGGCCGAGGTCGTGACCTGGGACCACAAAGAAACTGAGCTGAAGGCCGAGGTCGAGCTGGAAGTCGGTGGCACCACCTACACCTTCAAACGTAGCAAGTCTGGCGCTGAGGCGCTGGTCGCCGGCAAGGTCTTTGCCACTGGCCAGACCGAGGTCAGCGCCCTCGCCGCCGAGCTGCTGGGTACCGATGCCAACACGGCAGCCCACCTGATGATGGCTGGCCAAGGTGGTCTGCGCGGAGTGCTAAGCGAAGGCCCCAAGGCTACGTCAGCCCTGATCGAAGGCTTGTCCAACCTCGACCTGATCGAAGAGATCATCGAGAAGGCTCAGACCAACCTGCAGCTTGGCAGCACTGCCATCCTGAATGATCGTCTGAAGACTGCCCAAACCACGCTGGCCGCGACAATCAAGCCAGAACCTGTACCTGCCATCGATATGGCCAAGATGCAGACAGGTCTGGACGAAGCTGCAGCCAAGGTCAAGGTAGAGTCTGAGGCCCACCTGGCGGCCAACAACCTGTACATGGCCGAGACCCTGAAGCGTGAAAAGCTGAAGGCTATCGAAGCTGAGACGGCCCTGTACGAGACCCAGATCGCAGACACCAACAAGCAGCGTATGGAGGCGCATGCATTGGTCAAACCACTGCCTGATATCGATGTCTGGCAGGCCGAGCTGGCCTACGCCAATAACATCACTGAAGTACGCCGAGGGTACGACGCTTTCCATAAAGCCCCGGTACCATGCTTCCGCATGGCTGCAGAAGGCTTTCAACCTTTGCGTAAAAAGATGGACCTGGACCTGGCCGAGGTCAAGGCTGCCATCGCCACCAACAAATCGACCATCGCCGCCCTCACGCCGCAGATCGCAGCAGATCACAACTGCCCAGCCTGTGGTCAGGACACCAGCCACCTTGAAGCTGTGAAGCAGAAGCAGGCCAAGCTCGTGGCTGATGTATTGGTTGCCAAGGATCAGCTGGCCAAGGCTGAAGCCGCCTTGCCTGAAGCACTGGAGAATGTCGAAGAGATCAATCAGATGATTGATGTCAACAACACGCTGGTGAAGATTTCCGGGGGCTACCAAGGTATCAAGGCTGATCACTCTACCTACCCAGTGACCCTTATCTGGGAGGGTGGTGAGGTCAGCGATGCACTACCTGATGTGGCATTCATCACGGGCAAGATCAATGCGATCAAGGCTGAGATCGCCGCAATCAACGCAGCTTTCAGCAAGACTGAGGCGCTGGGTGCCATGGTCATGGGGTTGGAAGAGAAGCTGAAGCTGGCTCAGGATAAGGTTGTGGTTCTGGGCCTGCTCCCACAGGCTGAGTATGACGTGCTGGCTTTCAACTACGATGCAGCCATCTCGTCACTGGCGATGGCCGAGGGCATCTACGCCCTGCTGAAGATCGAGATGGACGTGGCCGTCAGCCAGTATGCCGAGGCATCTGCAGCCTACAGCCAAGCCATGCTGCTGATCACCAACGCTGAAGAGCAAGTCGCCCAGCTCAATGCAGATATCGAGACAACGGAGTTCAACAACGGCTTGTTGAAGAAGCTCCGCGCCGCACGTCCGATCATCGCCAACAAGCTGTGGAGCCTTGTTCTCTCAACCGTCAGCACCCTCTTTACCCAGATGCGCGGTGAGCAGTCTGTCGTCACCAAGGGCAAGGATGGGTTCATGGTCAATGGGCGCCCGGTGGAATCCCTGAGTGGCAGCACGCAGGACATTCTGGGCCTTGCCATCCGTTGCGCTCTGGTCAAGACCTTCATCCCGGCCTGCCCCTTCATCATCCTTGATGAGCCGTCAGCAGCCTGTGATGAAGACCGTAGCGCGGCGCTCGTCGGGTTCATTGCAGCAGCAGGATTTCAACAGGTAATCATGGTCACCCACTCGGACACGAGCGAGACCCTAGCCACCAATTTAGTACAACTCTAGGAGAATTAAATGTCATTACTTTCACACAGCCAGTTGGTCGAACTCATTGCCCAAGGCGTTATCGAAGGCGCTCAGTACGAACACATCAACGCGACCAGTATCGATCTGGTCCTGGGCCCGACCATCATGGTTGAGAAGCGCGAGGCTGGCATCATCGACATGCTCGATAAGAATGCCGGCCATCTCGAAACCATCGTGATGGGTGAGGAAGGCTACGTTGTCCCGCCCGGTGGTGTCCTGCTGGCCCACTCGGTGGAAATCTTCCACCTGCCCAACAACATCAGCGGCGAGTACAAACTGAAGAGCACCCAAGCCCGTAACTTCTTCAACCACCTGAACGCGGGTTGGTGCGATGCCGGCTGGAACGGGTCAGTCCTGACCTTGGAGTTCGTCAATCACATGCAGCTGCACTCGGTGCGGGTCAAGCCGGGGATGAAGTGCGGCCAGATCATCTTCTTCAATCACGAGGAAGTCCCGGCTGATCGCTCCTATGCCGCCCGTGGTCAGTACAACGGCGACAAGACAGTGATGAGCGGGAAGGGTCTGAAATGAAGAAGATCATAGACATAAAAGTATTTACCCCACCTATTGGCCAGGAGTTCATAGTCACATCCTACCCGGGCCCTGGTATTTACCACCACCCCTCGACCATGGCCTGGACTTTGATATACCCGATTGGATCAACCTTATGTTGTCTGAACATAGGTGTTGGATATACCTGCCCAATTCCAGTCACTGACGTACCAGAGCCTGAGCCTACAACTGCCATCCTCAATCAAACAAACGAGGCAAGCGGTATCACCGCCTCTGACCTGCTCAAAGCCATCGCTATCTCACAAAACCCACTACTAGCCAAGGAGCTATTGAAATGAAGCAGTATCAAGACTTACTGGCCCAAATCCTGACTACAGGAGTTGATAAAGGTGATCGCACAGGAACTGGTACTCGCTCACTATTTGGGCATCAGATGCGGTTTGAGCTATCGGCTGGTTTCCCTATTCTCACTACTAAAAAGCTGCACCTGAAGTCTATCATCCATGAACTGCTGTGGTTCCTCAAGGGTTCTACCAACATTAAGTACCTGCAGGAAAACGGCGTCAAAATCTGGGATGAGTGGGCAGATACTGATGGAGAACTTGGGCCTGTGTATGGTAAGCAATGGCGCAACTACACAGCCAAGACATTTTTGACAAGCGATGGTCATATCGGGTGGGCGAAGCGAGATCAGATACTTGAGCTTGTGGGGAATCTTGTAACAGCACCAGATTCTCGCCGCCACATCGTTACTGCATGGAACCCGGCTGAGATAGACGATATGGCCCTACCTCCGTGCCACTGCCTGTTCCAGTGTTATGTTGCCAACGGTGAGTTGTCACTGCAACTGTACCAGCGCTCAGCCGACACATTCCTTGGTGTTCCATTCAACATTGCAAGCTATGCGCTGTTGACGATGATGCTTGCGAAGGTTGCAGGACTTAAGCCTGGGGCTTTCATCTGGACTGGTGGTGACTGCCACCTGTATTCCAATCATATCGATCAGGCTAAGCGCCAGTTGTCTCGCCAACCGTTCAGTCTCCCGACCATGCTTATTAAGGACCGGGGCCAGGGTATTGACGACTTTGTGTATGAGGACTTTGAATTGGTAGGGTATGAGTGCCACTCACACATCAAGGCTGAAGTTGCTGTGTAACTAGGTAAAAACGGCTTTCAGGGTCGCGCCCAGCTGCGCGATCCTGACCTGGCCCAGATCGTCCTATCAAAAGAGAACCAAATCGATTGCAGCGCAGGGAACAAGGCTTCCTGACGATCGCATTCCATAAGAATAATTAACGACAAAGGCATACCATGAAACTCGCCAGAAATACAAAAGAGCGGATCGCACACATCAAAAATGAGGCCAGCTCCCCAAAGTCCCGCTTGATGCAGTTGCTCAACCAGCTTGAAGAGATGCCAGGAACCAAGGCTATTTGCTCGAAGCTGGAGGATGTCATCGGTAGGCTTGAGCACTGGCAAAACGCCAGGCTCTAAAGACGATCAGCAAGTGAGTCGGAAGACTCAGCGTAGTAGCCCATCAATGACTTAAGGTCTCGGTGACCAATCATTTTTGCAAGCTGCATCACATCAAGCTTCCTGCTCAACCTAGTCACAGCCTCAGACCTTGCATCGTGGAACCGGACATCCTTACAGGGTGTCTTTTTCTTGGCTACGTTAAACCTCACACTACTTAATTGAGCATCAACAGGGAACACCTTGGTATCGTCCAGCCCACTCCTACTGGCTATGATGGCCCTGGCCTTGGTTGATAGCGGCACCTCCCGCCTGTCTCCATTCTTAGTCTCAGGGAGTATCACAAACTTCTCCTTAACCCTGTCCCAGGTTAGCCCTGTCATTTCACTTAACCTCAGCCCAGTCTCCAGACTGAGCTGAAACATTTGAGAAACTATGCGACCACCTCGGGTGCTTTCAAGGCTCAGGACAATAGTGTCGATCTCGTCCTGGGATATACCCCGTCTCCTTGGAGCAGGCAAGGTTGGCTTGATCACACCCTGCACCGGGTTGGTCTTCAGCCAGCCCCAGTCCCTTATAGCCTTGGAGAACATGCCAGCCATGATCGCCATCTCCCTCTGAACTGTACCCGCCGCGACCTTCTGCAATCTTGCATCCCTGTAGGCTGCTATCATCGGCTTTGTGATGTACTCAACAGGCAGGTCAGCAAATACCACGTTACTTAGGATCGTATCAATCTTGTATGTCTCAGACCTCACCCCTTTGTGATGAGCTATAGTAGGTTTGTAAGCTTCGACCAGCTCCCTGAAAGTATGTGGAACGAGCTTTGCAGTCCCTTCTTCTTCTCGTTCATTACCCCAGGCTACAGCCTCTTTCTTTAGGTCAAAGGTCTTTGATTCCCTGACACCGTTGATGAGTACAAAGGCCCTCCACTTATTACCTCTCTTCTGGATAGATGCCATGGTGCAATTCCTGGTGCAGTTAAGTTGACTCTCAGTGTAACTTAAACTTTTTACACTTTGTTAAACTGATGTAAACACAGGCTTTACGTGACTCAGTACCCTACCAGTAGATGTAACAAGGGCACCTTACGGTGCCCTTGCAAAGGCCCAGTTAGTGGGCCTTTTGATTGATTATGGTGCAGTTTTGGTGCAATTAGACATCAGCAGTTACTCTGACCACGTTTGTACCATCTGAATAGACTATTGCGCGCTTGCCTGCCCCTACGGTAATGCCTGTACCAGTTGGACCTATAAACACAAGTCCAAAGCCACCTGTCGTGCCATTGAACACTGTCCATTGCTGTACAGCCAGCGGAACAACTATGTTCCTAGCTACTGACAGTGTTCCAGTGAATTCCAGTATATGGTTACGAGCCTCTGCCATGGTCAAGGTTGTGTTGGCATCAGTCATCGCTTTGGCTAACTTACCAGTGTATGGGGTTAGCTGTAGGCGGTAGTCTGTGTAACTAGTAATGGTTGCAGCCCCTGCTACAACTGTATAGAGGGGAATGCTACCGGCTGTAAAGCCTGTCGTATTCTTACTAACAACACCTGCACGAGTAGTTTCGATATAGTTAGTTGAGGAGGCAGTCAAGGCTATGGCACTGTTTGCTACCTGGGTCATCACACCATCTATCAGGATGTTCCCACCGTAGTAACCCCAAGTTAGGCCACTGGTTGTCGATTGCCGACGACCAAACGTAGCTGATGCTGAGACTGCATCAAACATAGCGTTTGCTGTGATCTCTTTGGAAGATTGACTCTGTGATATCAGGTCAAGATTTGTTGTGCTATTAGCCATGATTACCTCGTGATGGACTGTGTTAATGGGTACCCTCGGCCAACATTGGCCGATAGTTGATAAACTTTTAGGTAGAGCGTGGCCTGGTTGCTGCCAAAGTCTGTCACCTGATCTGCGCTTGTGTAGGTGGCGTTTGGAGTGGTAAGCCCAGTGATAGTTCGCTTGAGCGTTACGTAAGTGCCGCTTGAGTAAATCTCAACCTCGTAAGCCTCAGACGCCTCACTCAATAACGCATCAACATTATTCAACCACTCCCCACCCACCCTGGTACGGCGCAGCCACTCAAGGCTCCAGTCATTTGTGGAGGGGTGGCGATTACCATTTAGATAAACTGGGCTCAGACATTCCAGATTCACGCCTGTGTAAATGAAGGCTCTATTTGTGTCCTCATCAATTGACTGGTCATAGGAGACACCACGGTAGTCAAGTGACAGCCCGATAGTCCCTACATTCACAGATGAAAATTGTGTTTTGTTGATGTCCAGCAGGTAGATCGAGTCGCCAGTAACATGAAGCCCCATTGCCCACTCAGTACCAAACCGGCCCCGCAATAGGTCTGTCAGCACATAAGTACCATTGCCTTGCAGCACGCAGTTCTGAGCAGCGATGAGCTCCCACCTGCCCTCGACACCGTAGGCAAAGTAATTGGAGCCGTTGAGCATCTGGGACTCTGTAACACTGACCAGTGATGCACCACCGGACAAGGCAACCGTCAGCTGGCTTGACTTGTCTATTAAGCGCGGCTCAGCGGGGGCACCAATATTGCTCAGGGTTGAGCCCATGGCTGATTGTGATGTGAAACCACTCACTACGGCCCAGGTTTGGCCACCATCCGTACTCTTGAATATGGTTCCACCATTCCACCCACTGACCACCCCTGACATTACAGTTGGGAAGCCAGCCGTATCAAGTGCATCAAGGATTGTGGGTATGTTGAGTAGGTCGTAGCTGCTCCGAACAGTCCGCTTCACCACACCCAGTGGGAGGACGCCTGTGTCACTAATGGCCGTGCTTGAGTAAGCTGCTGCGTTATTAAGCTTGGCCACGCAGTCCATGACACCACTCGACTGGTAGTCGATACTGGTCAAGCGTAATTCGTAGGTGCCAGACTCGGCCTGCACCGTGATCACGTCTGCCGGCTCAAGCTGCCTAAAGGTCGGCGGCAGGCTGAAGGACACTTCGCTGCGCTCAAGCCAATACATATAGAGCAGCACTTCTGCCTTCTGTACTGCTTCATTGGCCGTCATGACTATGGACATCTCAATAGCTCGGGTGGCTACTGAGCCAGTATTCAACCGTTCTGCGTACTGCTCACCCATGTCGTACTCACGGTCATAATCGATATAGCCGATGAGGACATTAGACGGGAGCTGAATAGCCATCTCACGGGACTCAGTAAAACGCTCAACCTCTTTTTCACCTGAGATTGCGGCACCGAGTTCTGATGATGAAACAGTAGCCATCGTGCTGCTACCACGGCGCTTAAAGCGCAGCTTGTAGCCTGACTGAACAACATCGAATGGCCAAGCTCCCTGCAGGGTATCAAGGCTGGACCGGATTGCTGCGACTGAGGCAAGCTTGTAGCCACGCACTGGGTCTGTCAGAGATGTTACGTCCAAGTCTGCATCAAGCAGCGTGCCTGATTTCTTGCACTCAGCAGAAATAATAGAACCTAGTGTTGGGCTAGTACCAACCAGCTTGTTAAGAACCATGCGATATGATGGACCGCTGAAGCCAAGGAATAAACCGACGCCTGATGAGTAAGCCATGTCATAGACGTTAAGACCTGACGGAATCGTCACATTAGACCAGGTCAGCCCATCGTATGAGACTTTCTGGGTGTTTGTGTTCTGAGCCATATAAAGAGCATCGCAGTACTCAACAGGGCCATAAGCATGTGGCATTGTGTAGGTCTGCCAATTTATAAAGTCAGAAGTAAGTGCAGCTTGATTTGCTTGGTTGGCCATGAACCACATACCAATATTGGGCATGTAAGCAATGACTCTAGGCCCAGTACCTAATGGGTAGGGGTAGGCTATTACTAGGTCAGTACCATTGGCCTCTGGTGAAACTACGGTTACGCCAGCATACCCGTTCTTTACAATAGCAATCACCTTGCCATCTGTAGCCCAGCATTTCTGGTCATAACTAGTTGGGTAAGGCAGCGTGGGCCCAGCTCTCCATACCTTGCCATTATCTGATACATAGGTACTACCAGTGTATTCACGGGCAAACATCAGGAAAAATGAATTTGTCTTAGCCAACCCCCAGTAGCCGTTACCAGCCCCTGTATTAACTTTAACCCAGGTCAGGCCATTTTCAGTACGCCACACCCCACCTTGGTAAGCCCAGAAGGCTAGTGTTACGCCACCCTTCGTGGCAATCTCTACACTTGTGCTAGGGCCTGCTGCACCCGCAGCACTACGCACAGTCCAGTTAAGCCCATCTGGAGAGGTTGAATAGTTTGATGTATTAGCCACCTGGTTAATCGCAATGAACTGAGTACCATCCCAGACTACCCGTATTGCTGTACTAATACCCACGTTGGTGTAAGTCATGAGTCTGTTTAAGTCAGACCCTGAGCGCACTACCTCTACCTTGACCTGAGCACTCATCAAAGAGTTGCTGTACTCGGCCAGAGCCAGGTCGTAGAACACAATGTAAGCCAGACCACGATAGGCGGGTGTATTGGCCACACCCAAGGTTGCCTGCATGCGCGAGTCAGGGGTCTGAGACTCATCGCCTAAGTAAATACGAAACCCGCTGGAAGCCTGATTACTGGCCTGGATCGTGCCCATGTCGTCAGACCCTGCATCATAGATCAGCTTGCCACTGATCCAGATTCTGCGTACTCCAGTGATCGGCCCTTCGCATAAGCCAAGCGCGAATGTGGCCGAGTAAGAGTAGGTTGTGTTCTTGGTCTTTCCGCCACCACCTTTACCACCGTGAGATTCAGTGTGGCTGCTTTCCTTCAGTGCATTATTTTCGATCCAGAACACATTCCCCATCACAGCAGCTGACCCATACACGCGGGGGATAGACGCCCCATAGTTAGCACTTTGCTGAGTCAGGTCATTAAGTCGTGGCCCTACAAGGTGAGGGCCGGGTGGCGGGTCGATCGCCCCACCCACTGCCATACCGACAGACGCGCCTGATGCCATCGCTGCCGCAACTGCGTACCAGGTCGCACCGCCCGTGAAAAAACCAGCTACCGCGCCAATGATTCCGCCGACTATCTGGCCAGTGGTCATTCCACTCATTTGAGCTTCCTTAGTTTGAGGTTACTGAGCACCATTAAGGAAGCTCTACAGTAGGTGGCGTGAAGTTAGTCTTCC